CCCACATTTCTGTGAGTACCCTCGGGTGAGACCTCAGTTCGAAAAGCTGATGCTCTTCTGTGAGTTGGTAGTGATACCTGTCTCATAATCTCGCCCAGGTGGTCTCTTCATAAGAAGAGATACCACTTCAAGAGGAGGATCGATGAGCAGAAAAGGATGGCCTAAACACGAGGACGATAAGGAGCACCTAAGCGGTGAGTTCAAATCAAATAGTACCGGGCAAGTTGTATATGCCTGGAACTATGATTTGACTTACGCTCGCCTTCAAGGCGACGCTAATGGTGGTAATTCTCCAAATTGGCCGAGTGTCAAGTCTGAAAATCCTTATGCCATGTATACATTAAAGACTCGTGCCACACCATACAGTCTCACTGGTAATGCTATCAGTGCAGATTCGCGTGGTGAAGGTACGTTGTCGATGATGTCTGCTATTGGCATTTCCGACCCCGCTGGGTATTTGGCTAACTTTGGGACCCAAGAAATGGTCGAGGCGATGAACAAATGTACATCTGCCTTGATCAAAAACATAAAGTCTCAAAAAGTCAATGTTGCCCAGTTTGCGGCTGAATTCAAAGAGACGTGTCAAACTGTCGTGTCTGCAGCGACCCGCATAGGAAATGCGGTCCAATCGCTGAAACACGGTAATATTGGCGCGGCTCTGAGAGGTTTAGCTGCAGGGGGAGGCTCCCACGGTGGGCGTGGTGGTGGAGGAAAGCCTCCTAAACCACGAGTCACCGGCTCCGTTGCTAGCGATTTCCTTGCCATTCAATATGGCTGGAGACCGCTGTTAAGCGACGTCTATGGGGCTTGCGAAGAGCTTGCCCGACTCTCAACCTATAATCCTCCTGCTGTCTCGGCGCAAGGTAACGGTAACGGATCGTCCCACGCAAGTGGGATTTATCCTGCTAACGGTGCCAATCGTCCTGACATCAGTTGGAGCGTAGATATTGAGTGTAGTGCGAAAGCACACTTAGAGTACAAAGTCGGTAACGAAATGTCGTCCGACCTGTCGAGACTTGGTATTACCAATCCTGCTGCGGTGATTTGGGAAAAGATTCCCTATTCATTTGTAGCTGATTGGTTTTTACCAGTTGGGAGTTTCCTTAATTCCTTCGATTATGATTTTGGTCTCTTGTTTTCAAGGGGCTTTATCACAAAGAAGGCTAAGGTTACTGCTCGGTGGAAGTCGATTCACACAGAGTACCAGACGGGACCTGACCATTACACCTTTCATGGTGATGGTCTAGTCTCTATGGACAACGTGTATTTCGAAAGGGAGATACTGTCAGGTTTTCCTGCGGTAAATCCCCCTCCATTTAAAGATCCAACTTCTCTCTTGCACGTGTCAGAGGCTATCGCTCTGATGAGACAACGTTTCGGGTCTTAGACCTTAGGCGTTGACGTGTATTTACCCCTGTGCGAGATACTCTCGTATAGGATCATTCACTAGTCATCTAGGATTCGAAATGACAACTCTCACTTTGACGGATGCCGCGGGCACTCCGGTAAATCGGAGCTTCCCTCTCGTGTCGAGCACCCCAGACCTTTCGGTCTGGAAGGACTTTGCCACGAATAGTGGAGTTCCCCAGGGCGCTGGCGTCGCAACTCTCTCCCTCAAGGAGAACAGCAACGGCACCATGCGTTTGACCGGCAAACTGGTCCTTCCCTCAATGGAAACATTGAGTGGGGCCACGTATGCCACGAAAGCTTTCGAATGTCTCGGAAGCTTCGACTTGGTCTTCCCTTCCAGGACGTCTCTCCAAAATCGCAAAGATCTGAAAGCGATGTTTATCGACTTTCTGAGCGATGCGTTGGTCACGTCAGCTGTGGAAAGCTTCGTCCATCCGGTTTGATTGAATCAACCAGATAACGCGGGGTTTTCCCGCAAAAGGATAGATAATGTTAGTTCAAAACAACATCACCTGCCCCGCATGCGGGAACAAAACATTCAGTTTTGTTGTCAAAGGCAAGGCAATTGTGGCTTCTAAGCTTGTCGTTCTCGTCGTATCTTGCGACGATTGCGATCTAGCGAAGTCGGCACTTTGCTCTGTCTCTGACTTACTGGATGTTCTCCTGAGGAGCCGATTAGGTTCTTCTGGGTGTTCTCCTTCGATTATTTCAACTGTCGCAGAATCAGCCTCATCGTATCATCATCGTTCGCAGGTGGTTCTTCTGAACCGCCTTCTCCAGATATACAAGAACTTTGCGTTCATGTATCCTGAAGAGTTCGCGAATGATGTTCAGCTGTCCAATTTGTTGGGCGAGCTGTTACGATGTACTAAGTTCCTGTCTTCAGTTGGTTTAGTAAAAGGAGCATACCTCCGCCGGTCTAGCCTTTAGCAAGCTGGACTCACATCCAAGGAGAGTTTAATGAAAGAGCACGAGCTCAATCGTCACGCTGATGTGGCAGAAGCCATACTGCGTGCTCTCGATTGTCCACGTGCCTTATCGGTAGTAATACTGATGAGGTACCAGATGTGGGACGAGATCGCTAATCTTAAACTTGATCCGAACGACTTTAACGATCCTGAGGAGTTCTTTCGAGCTCATCAGGCTACCAAATTGTTGTCGAAAGCCAAGTGGCTGCCGACGACATTTGATAAACGTGAAGTCGCGAAGAAAAAGTTTTTAGAGTCCGAAGAGCGATGTCGGGCAACAAACGTCATTTGGGGATCTTTTCGTCGGTCCGAGTTAAAACTCGACCCCGACTTTAGGCAGGTTTTACACACTGCCCGAAGAAAAATCGGAAAGGTCCTTGGTGACAATTTGTATGCCTGGTCAGAACTCTGTGATTTCGGACCTGGAGCTGATGGTTCTACCATACGCGGATTGACGTCCGCATACAATAAATTATCAACACCAGGATGTGTTACCTTCGGTGCTTACCCCTACTTAAACGCCTTCTGTGAGTTAACTACTCTAGGTCGGCTTTTTGTAGGGAACATCGAAACTGGTCTTCTCGATTTAGAGATTTCCAGGGGTAACTCGGTCACATTTGTTCCTAAGAGTGCTAAAACTGATAGACCCATTGCCGTTGAACCAAGGTGGAACATTTTCTTCCAAAAAGGAGTAGGACGTTACATTCGTAATCGTCTGAAACATTTTGGAGTGAATTTGGACTTCCAAGGTTTAAATCAGGCTTTGGCAATCTATTCGTCGCGTACTGGTAAGTATGCGACAATTGATTTAGCATCCGCTTCCGACACTGTTTCACGTGAGGTAGTTCGGGCATTGTTGCCTGAACCGTGGCTTACCATCTTAACCGCTCTTCGTAGTCCTGCCTATCGCCTTGATGGCGAGTGGCGTTCTTATGAAAAGTGGTCTAGTATGGGTAACGGTTATACTTTCGAATTAGAAAGTTTACTGTTCTGGGCCCTTTGTAGTTCAGTCGATGAAGACATCTCCGTTTATGGAGATGACCTTATCGTCCCTACGAAGTCATATGAAGCAATCGTTCGAGTACTTGACTTTTGTGGTTTTCAGGTTAATCCTGATAAATCATTTTCTTCTGGATACTTCCGAGAGTCGTGTGGTCAGGATGCCTTCAATGGCACTTCTGTCACTCCGATTTATTGGAAGGAGCCGTTAGATGATCAAGGAACTCTTACGCTGGTTAATCAGCTTACCGTCCTTTCTACTCGATTGGGTTCCCCGGAGTTTCGTTTTCCGGGTCTCAAGAAAGTATGGAAGGAGCTGGTCTATCAGCTACCGAAGCGATTCCAACAGCGAGGACCCACCATGATTTCGACCGTGGTACATGATGTTGAATCATCATGGGCTGCGGTTCGAAAGTCTGGATGGGATGGCGTGTTCATCACGATTTGGGTGCCTGTTCCGCGAAGGTTCAGGTTCCTTTATTATGATGCCGCTGTCGTGTCTCATCTGTTACGTCGAGAGTGGTCGCAGTTAGGTGTTCAATTACCCAGGAGTGAACTTGAACAGTTCGCTCTTGAGTTTTCTGAGCTTCCTAGCTACGGCTCTCACGGCTATACCGTCAGAGATCGCGCTGATTGGAAGAAGAGAACAGTCTTTGTACCCCGCGGGTATCGAGACGTAGGACCCTGGGGGCCTTAGCCTCTAGACCTTTCCGCCACGTATAAACTCGTGACTGGAGTGCGTTGTAGAAATACTTCGCTTCTAAGGGAA